GTCTTCAGAGGGGTGAGCGGCTTTGTAAATTCAGCTGTTGCTTTCGGTAGTATTGGTATGCCTAATCCCCCCAGCTTAACTGCAAGTGGTGGGTTGTGGATTTCCACCGGGCATTTAGACGACGACTCGGTTACAATGACAGCACCGTCTGGTTGGGAGCTTAGTGGCGCTGAAGATTATAGTGGTTCTCCATCTTCGTCTACGGCGATTGCGTATAAAATTGCCGAGCAAACATCAGATAACCCCGGCGGTTTTGGCGGCGGTGGAAATGACGATTGGAGAGCCGTCACGGCGGTTTTTGACTGAGGTAAAACAATGTATTTGACATTCACATAGGAGACTGACAAATGTATCTCAAACTAACAAACGGCCAGCCTGAGATTTACTCAATCGGGAAACTACGCCGTGATAATCTGAACACCAGCTTTCCAAAGGTCCCATCGGATGCCTTGCTGGCGACCTATGACGTGCATCCGTACACCCGGCCTGATCGCCCTGACTACGATCATCTAACGACAACTGTTGTTGATGGCAATTTCGAACAGGATTCTGTTGGCAACTGGTCTTTACCGTATGTTGTTCAGCAGCGTCCGCAAGCTGATGCCGAGCGCAACGTGCGATCGCGCCGGGATGACTTACTGCAAGAATGCGATTGGGTTGTTATTATGCACACGGAAAAAGGTACCAACATCCCTCTCGAATGGGAGGTGTACCGTCAAGCCCTTCGTGATATAACAGCCCAAGAGGGTTTTCCTTTTAACGTAGTCTGGCCTACAAAACCCTGAGGTGACACATGGAAGATCAACTCACACCTGAACGCATCACAAAGCACTACTCTGCCTGTCTCGACAGCGTGTGGGTAATCAACGATGCAATTACCAACCCTGACAAGTACGTAGGTGACGACACGGTGATTGAACGCAACGTGCAGCACCTTGAGGCAATGCGACAAGCGGACTTCTGGACCACAGAAGATATGACCGCGATTGATGCAGCTATCACAGCAGGCAACTCTGCAATTCAACCTTAAACTTTAAAGGATTGTCTCCATGCCTAACTCTGAAAGCTGGCACCTTAGTAAGTCTGTCCCTGTCTCGATCATCGTTGGGTTTCTCTGCCAGTTTGCAGGGGCTGTCTGGATGTTTAGTAAGATGGATGCAGATATCTCGAATAACTCTGCCCGTATTACTAAAGTAGAAACTCAAGTAGAAGAGATTCAGGATACTGCTCAAGCTCAGGCAGTACAACTTGGTCGTATTGAGACAAGGCTTGATGCCCTCATGGAACAGTCTGACCGTATCCTTAGAGCATTGGAAGCTAAGTGATGAGACCTATTAACGAAATCATTATCCATTGTACAGCTACCCGTCCTGACTGGGATAAAGACCAGACACCTCAGGAAAAACTAGCCTCTATCCGTAGTTGGCATTTAGACCGTGGCTGGTCGGATATCGGTTATCATTTCGTCATTTTCAGAGATGGCACAGTCCTGACTGGTAGACCTATCGAAAAGGTTGGTGCTCACGTGAAAGGACATAACACAGGTACTATCGGTGTGTCCCTTGAGGGTGGCTTTGGTTCTGCTACCACTGACTCTTTCTCGGATCACTTTACAGAAGAGCAAGAGAAAGCTTTAAGGGACTTGCTTAAAGACTTGCAAAATAAGTACAGTGTTGATAAAATTACAGGGCATAACCAGTACGCAGCTAAGGCATGTCCGGGGTTTGACGTACCTACTTGGTTAAACAAGAAAGAGCCTAGTAAACCCCGTGAGAAAGTTACTCAGTCTAAAACCGTACAGGCATCTGCTGTGACTATTGCTTCTGGTGCTGGTGCTGCTGTGTCTGCTATCGGTGTTCTTGATGATGTATCCCAGTATATCATACTAGGCTTTGCTGGTATCATCATTCTGGCTGGTATGTTTATCATGAAAGAAAGAATCAAGGCATGGGCTAAGGGTTGGAGATAATGTTCTTCTTCACTAGGATCAAACTGTATCTTCTTGTAGTCTTTGCTTTTGCAGCAGGCGTTCTTGGTGTATACTTCTCGGGTGTCCAGAGAGGCATTGATAACAGCAGAAGTAAACTCGACAAGAAACGCCTAGACGATATCTCAACAGCAAAGAAGATAGAAGATGAAGTTGATGCTGACCCCTACCTTGTTGATCGTGCTAACCAGTGGTTGCGCCATAAGGACAAACACTAGTAGTTACTGCGATATAACATCTCCCATGTACTTCGATAAGTCTTCTGTCGTGCAGTACTTATCAGTACATGACGAACAACTCCTCAAAGAAATTATTATTCACAATGAAAAACACAGAGCTATCTGTGGCGCTACTGATGCGTGATTGGAAGGATTGAACTATGGCTGATATGGCTCTTATTAGCAAGCTACAGGCTCAAATTGCAGAGGCACAAAGGCGGTACAAGGAGGAGATGGATAAGGATGGCCAAGACAGGAATGCCAATCCCGCTATTCTAGCTGCTCAGGTAAGGTCCCTCAAACAAAAACTAGCCGCTGCACAATCTGCCCCTGCTAGTACTGCTGGTACTACTAGTAATACTAGTAATACTGGTGGAAATACACTTCCAGCAGGATACCAATTACACACCAATCGTATCGGTAACACCAATACGTACAATTACCGTGTGAGTGGGCCTGACGGATTTAATAGTGGAGGACATGCTACTAAAGAGTTAGCTATTCAGGCTGCTATTGCTCATGCTTCCCCTGCTAGTACTACTGATACTACTGTTCCTGAGACGCCAGCAAAGTCCCCTGAGGAAATCACTCAGGGTGTAATAGATACTCAAACACAAATCCAGTCTGATCCTGCTGGCTACACTAAGCAGTACAGCGATGAGGTTATGTCGCTTACTTCTCAGCTAGATGCTTTGAACAGGGAGTACGGTGAGACCCCTACAGAAGAACAGAAGCAGGCTATCATTGCAAAGGAAAGAGAACTAGCTACTGCCCAAAGAAACTTGGGTACAGCTAAGCAGTACATGCAACAAGGACAGGTCAGTAGTGCTGCTGGTCTTATGTCTAGTGCTATGTCTGACCCTACGTCTATCATCACTGAGGCTACTCAAGGAACAATAGACACGGAAGGTACAGAGATTGCTGCTGGCACTGGACAAGTAACTGGTGAAGTCCCTTCTGCTACTGTTACAACTGGTATTGCTGGGGAGGCTGCTGAGGCTACTCCTGTTACTGCCACTACCTATGGTGCCACTACTGTTGGCACAGGGGCTACTGCTGATGCTGCACAGGGTGTCGTATCTGATGAAGCACAGGTAACAGCCCAACAGGGTGCTATATCTTCCCTTGCAGAAGGCCAAGTATTTGATGAAGATTACATCCAGCAAGTACAGGCAGGTACTCGTCAGGTAACCCCTGAGGAGTTGGTGGATTACGCAAGAGCCAACAATATTCCTACCTCTGAAGCTGCAAAGATGCTTGAGCCTTACCTTAATGTACAGGCTGCTAAGTTTGTAGGAGAAACTCCTCAGGCAGAAGCACAGGATATCTACAGCTTAACTCCTACTCAGATAGCACAACAGACTGCCACTAAGGTTCAGGATGCAGCAAAAGCTTCTGAGATTCCTACCGCTGAGGAAGCTATCACTAGTTACCAAAGCACAGTGCAGGGTGCTCAGGGTACTGTTGGTGCCAATGAGTTAGTTAACGCTAAAGACATTATTGGTGCAGAGAAGGCTATCACTGCTGTTGCTGCAACTATGGAAGCCCTTAACGAGGATGCTATCGCTGTTGCTGCTACAGGGTCTTTCTCTCAGGCTGCTCTTGCCAAGGCTGAACAGGGTACTGTCCCCCCGCAGGCTACTATCCAAGGACAGATGGCAAGCCTCATGGAGCAGTTTAATAACGGTACTCCTGCGTGGGCTGCTGGTGCTATGCGGGCTGCTAATGCTGCTATGGCTGCTCGTGGTCTTGGTGGTAGCTCTATGGCTGGTGCAGCTATCGTACAGGCTACTATGGAGGCTGCACTACCTATCGCTCAGGGTGATGCCCAAGCCTTCTTTGCAATGAATATGCAGAACCTGAACAACAGACAACAGGTTGCTCTGGCTAATGCTGCTGCACAACAAAACATTGAGCTAGCTAATCTGAATAATCAACAGCAGGTAGCTCTACAGAACAGTGCTAATGCCTTTTCTTTACAGTCTCAAAACCTGTCTAACCTACAGGCTGTAGTCTTGGCAAATGCTCAGTTAAAGTCAGCATTCCAGAATAAGACACTTGATATCAACACTCAGTCGGCTTTGACTAACGCTGCTAGATATGCTGAGTCTGCTAACATTAACCTGAGTAATAGCCAGCAGGCTACCCTCCAGCGTTCTACTGAGAACTTACAGGTCGAACTAACAAACCTGTCGAATGCACAGCAGGCATCCCTAGCTAACCTTCAAGTTCGTGCTGCTCTTATTGGGCAGGAACTAAGTAACGATCAACAGATGGCTGTCCTCCAGTCTACCCAAGACTTCGAGAGAGCTAACTTCGATGCTTCCGCTAAGCAACAGGCATTCCTCCAAGACGCACAAGCAAAGGCTGCTCTTGAGGGAAGAGCTATGGACATTAGACAACAGACCCAGTTGTTTAACGTATCAGCTATCCTTGAAGAACGTCAGATTGAGCTTTCTAACGAACAGCAAACACGTCTCTTTAATAGCACCAATAAGCTTAGCATTGATATGGCTGAGTTGTCTAACAGACAGCAGACTGCTCTTGCCAATGCTCAGATTGAGGCTGCCCTTCGTGGTCAAGAGTTAAGCAACAAGCAACAGTCTGCCGTTCTTAACGCTGAGAGATTTGCAGAAGCAAATAACCTGACGTTCACCACAGAGCAACAGACTAAGCTGTACAACTCCCAGCTTATGCAGACAGTCGGTATTGCTAACCTGAATAACAAACAGGCTGCTGCCCTACAGAATGCTGCTACTCTTGCTGGCATGGACATGGCGAACCTCAATAACCGTCAGCAGGCGGCTGTGGTAAATGCTCAGTCCTTCCTCCAGATGGATATGGCTAACCTGACTAACGAACAGCAATCCGCTATGTTTACTGCTCAGGCACAACAACAGGTCCTTCTCTCTGACCAAGCCGCTGAGAATGCTGCACTACAGTTCAATGCTGCCTCTCAGAACCAGACGGATCAGTTCATGGCTACCCTCAGCTCTCAGATTAGTCAGTTCAATACAGCACAAAAGAATGCTATGGAACAGTTTAATGCTGATGAGGCTAATGCTATTGCACAGTTCAATGCAAGTCTTCAAAACCAGAGAGAACAGTTTAACGCAACGAACTCTCTTGTCATAGCACAAGCTAATGCCCAGTGGAGACAGGCAGTATCTACCACTGAGTTTGCTGCACAACACGAAGCTAACATGGCTGCTGCACAGGCTGCTAACGCTTTGACTACTGAGGCATTAGACCAGTTGTACCAGCGTGAGAGAGACCTGATGGCCTTCTCCTTTACAGCCTCTGAGTCCGCTATGGAAAGGATGGTGAATATTATCCTTGGAGATAAACAACTAGCGGCAGTCCGTGAGCAGATTAAAGCAGAAAAGCAGGCAGCTAACAGTGCTGCTTGGGGTGCTATTGCTGCTGAGGCTGTTAGCTTCATCTTTGGGTGATAGATATGACTTACAAACCGTTCTACCTTAAAACTACTGCCTTAGCGGATGAATTAGTTCTTGCTGCTCTTGAGGGAGATACTGAGGTTACCAAGTCACTAAGGCCAGTGGCAAGACCAGAGGGGCTTATGTCTTCTCGTGCTCCGGGTAGGTCTCTGAGACCTATGGCTAGACCGGGAAGTATCTCTGATACCGCAAGCATGGTGACAGAGGCTATCCGTGGGGCTGGAGAAAAGAGAGATAGGCTTCGTAGACCTGACGCTCCTGACTTAGGGGATGGTGAGCCTACAGAAGACATGATCGCTAAGTACCTTGCCTACATCGACGAGGTAAAAGAGTTTGAAGGGGAACTGAAAGAGTACAAGCCTAAACCGAGAAGTGAGGGGGCTTACTCTGAGGAACTCGGAAGGTTTGGCTCTAGGCTCCGTATGTCTGAGTCAAGCAACAACTACCAAGAACAGATACAGTTGACAGATGGAAGGTACATGACAGGTGCTTTCCAGTTTGGTGACGCTAGATTGTCAGAGTACAAAAACGATACTGGTGAGTCTTTCACAAGGGATGAGTTTAAGAATGACAATGAACTACAGAACAAAGTATTCAAGTGGCACATAGCTGATATCGACAATTTGATTGATAGGCTTGACGCAGAGGGTTACAGCAGGGACGGTTTACGTGCTGTAGCTCACTTAGGTGGTAAGACTGGTATGATGAAGTTTGTCAAGACTAGAGGTGGTTACAACCCGTCAGATGCTTTTGGTACGAGACTCTCGGACTACTACAACAAGTTTAAGTGAGGTAGGATATGCCATACAAAACTCCTTACCTTCGTGCTACATCACTAGCGGATGAACTTACAGCTATTGCCACTGACCCTGAACTAATGGGAAGAAAGGCTAAGGCAAGTAGGTCGTATGGTATTGATACAAGCCTTATGCCTAGCACCAAGAGAGCTTTCGCTAAGTCTAAGCAGTCTCTTGTCAGTAGTATCCGGGGTGCCTTCGATAGGGATGAGTACTCCACAGAAGACTACCAACAAGAAGACCCCTTAGATATGACTGCTAAGTACATTGCTGGTATCTCTGACCCTGACTTAAAGAGAGAGATGGAAGGTATCATAGAGAAGGCAAGACTAGAGCAAGAAGCAAAGACAAGAGACGTAACCCCTCCTGTAAGCTTTGAGAATATCAGGACAGGTACCACTGACTTTGGCTTTGAGATGGGTCCTGCTAGACCTAAAGTTCCAGAGCACATGGACACCCTCATGGCTATCATGGACAAGGCTGCTACTGCTACCTTTGGTGAAGGCTCTCGTATTGTTATCAAGTCAGGGGAAGGTCCTCACGGTTCTACCAGACACAGACAAGGACATGCGGCTGATATCGCAGTGTACAGACCTGACGGTTCTCAAGTAACTGTTGCATCCCGTGATGCTAGGGCTTTCTTGACTAATGCTGCCCGTGCTGGTATACTTGGGATTGGTGCAGGAGAGGGCTACATGGGTGGTTCTCTGTTCCACTTAGACATCTTCCCCTTAGAGAGATACTCCCCAGAACAAGGCCAACGGTGGGGAACTCTCGGTCCGTCCATTCCAACTATATTCGATTAAGATAGGATACTACAATGGCTTCGTTCGTATACGATAGACCTATTCCGGGGCAGTCCTTAACGGATGCACCTCGTAATGCCCGATATGAAAGACCCCCTGAGATTGTTGACCCAGAAGATGCTCTTATGGTTCATCTTACTAGGCTTAACAAACCAGAGGCTATGAAGGGTATTATCAGTTTCGTTGAGGCTGGTGTTGACCTACAGACATTAGTTGAAGGGATTACTCGCAGTGCTGTTATGGCTGGAGTACACACGATTGATGTAAGCCTTATCGTTGCCCCTGTTATCCATGAGTTTATTCGTAGTACTCTCGACATGGTAGGCGTTGACTATGACGAAGGCTTTGATGAGGATGAGGACGAAAAGAGACTCCAGATGTACACCAAAGCTAAGGCTCTTGCAGCCAGAGAGCTTATGGATATGGACAAGAAGGAAGGTCCTGTCGATCTAAAGTACGATGAGTTAATCGAAGAGATGAGTAAGGGTGTTCCTGAGGGTATGACCCAAGAGGAAGCCCAGCCAATGCCTGAGGAAGAAGCCCCTGCTCCTGCCCCACGTAGAGCAAGACCCTCTAACCCTGACCAGATGGAACTTCCCTTAGAGGAACCTACCCAAGCCGCACCGGAACAGCAAGCAGAACCAGAAGAAAGAACTGGTCTTATGTCTAGGAGAGTATGATGAGTTTCTTAGCTGGATTTGTTCAACAGATGAATACTATTCGGGAACGTAATGATCGTTTCCGTGAGCAAGAGGCTGACCGTGCTGAGCGTCGAGAGATGTTCATGCAGAGGCTTATCGCTGAGCAGAAGAATGTACTTATTCCACACCTTCTTGAGTATGAATCTAAGAAAAATGAGTTTCTTGTAGAGCAGAAAAAAATACAGAC